CCAAGGGATCCAAGGCATCGAAGGTAGCGACGCAAACGTAACCAACGCTAACGTCAATGCTGCCATTGCAACCGCACCAGCCGATACTCGCACCAGCCTTGAGTTAGGAACCGCCGCCACAACCGACATCACCGACTACGTTACCGTAACTGGAGCTCAGTACATCGCCGGAAACAAAACATTTTCTGACGACATCCTCGGCGATGTGATCCAAGCCAAGGCGGGCGCAAGCATTGCCCTCAAGAACGCGGCGGGTGAAAGCCTGCTACGGGTCGGGGTGGATCATACTAGCACGGGTGGATTCGCGACAGGGGTGGCAGAGGGATCTAACACCACCGCCAGCGGAGAATACTCCCACGCAGAGGGGGAAAGCTCCACCGCCAGCGGATACGCAGCTCACGCAGAAGGTGACGGTCAGGCCTACGGAGATTACTCCCACGCAGAGGGACAAGCCACCAATGCCATCGGATACGCAGCTCACTCAGAAGGAGAAGGTGCCACCGCCAGCGGACCTGCAGCTCACGCGGAGGGGGGTTACACAACCGCCAGCGGACTATACTCCCACGCAGAGGGATCTAACACCACCGCCACCGAAGCCTACTCCCACGCAGAAGGACGAGACACCATCGCCAGCGGAACCGGAGCTCACGCAGAGGGATTCGAAACCACCGCCAGCGGGATTGGGTCCCACGCCGAGGGAGAAGGCACCGTCGCCAGCGGAACCGGAGCTCACTCAGAGGGTTTAGCCACCCTCGCCAGCGCAGATTACGCCCACGCTGAGGGGGTGAACACAACCGCCAGTGGAAACTACTCACACGCTGAGGGATCAGGCACCCTCGCCAGCGGAATCTTCTCCCACGCCGCTGGACGCAGAGCCAAAGCCACGCTCGTCGGCACTCGCGTCATGACTGACTCGCAGGATGCGGATGAGACATCCACCCTCGCCAACCAGATGACTTGCCGCTATGCCAACGGCTACCAGTTCAAGGGCGGTAATGCTGCTTTTGCTGGCGACATCACCGCAAACAGCGGTGAGTATGTTCCTACATCAGTTACCGTTAAGCGCATGGTTTCCCTGACTCAAGACGCATACGATACGCTTGGCGTATTCGATCCGAACACCTTCTACATCATCACTGCATAATGTTCCTCGGCGCGTCATCTCTGTCAAACTTCCGGCTTGGGGCATCCCAAGTGGATAAGATTTATCTTGGAGCTGAAGAGGTGTGGAGTAACTTTCAACTGTCAGATATCGCGGGGCTTTACAACTGGTGGGACGCCTCTGACGCATCGACGCTCTATGATTCAAACTCTGGAAGCAATTTAGTCACAGACCAAGGTAAAGTTGGCAGGTGGGTTGATAAGATGGGTAATGCTGACGGAACTCAAGGGACAGTAACAAGGATGCCGATGTATGATGCGGCAACTAAAAGTGTGTATTTTGAGCCAGCTTCGCAGACTTCCTACACGTATTTAGAAATCAGCCCGCAAGCATCTAAGTTCATGCAGACTCATGAAATATTTGTAGTGGGTGAAGCAGCGGATGGCGCTTTAGGTATAGGCATAGGTAACACCGCTCAAGCAATGATATCCGGATCAGGAAATCATTCTACTATCAAACTCAACGGCGTTCCTCTTTCTACCTCTGCAAGCGGTGAATTGTGGTTTAGCAATGGCCAGAATATAACTGCATCTAAAGGATACCCCTCTCAGACTTTGGCGCTATTCAACAAGATTACGTATTTTGGGTCACCTTCAACAGTTCAGTTAATCGTGAATGATAGTGAAAGCCCGGTAATTACTAACACCAGCACAACTTCGCGGAATTACACTCAGTCCTATATCGGTGCCGCCCGGCAACCGGCTGGTGGTTATGAATGGCCATTCAAAGGATGGATTAAAGAAATACTTTTTTATGAGAGGAACCTTTCGGTCGCAGAAAGGGCGAGCGTCAAACAATATCTCAAGAACAAATGGTCAATACCTAATATCTCATGAACCTGACTAACAAAACACAGACCGATAAGGACATTGAAATGCTTGAGGCATCCGCTTCGCAATCGCTTCGCGTTGTCGTCGCCGCAGCACAAACGCTTAATCGCAGTTATCACGAAGCATGGAGCCTGCCTGATGAGAGGCTTGAGCCTTTGCTACAACAGTTGCTCGCTACCGATAAACTGACCGAGGTTTTCACCAAGCACCAAACCGCTGCTACTGCGCTCAACGTAATCCTTGATTCCGAGGGCTATGCTGGTGAGCGCGCAATCGCAGTCGCTGGCAGAGAGTTCACTGTCGACGCTGACGGCGTCTTGACTCTGACCCCGCTCCCAGAACCAGAACCAGAGCCTGCACCAGAGCCAGAACCAGAACCAGAACCTTGAACTCAATCAACATCATGAACCGAATCAAACAGGAATCCACGTGGAGGGGCATCATCCTCATGTTCACCGCATTCGGCGTGCAGATCGCGCCGGAGCTGCAGGAGGCAATCATCACCGTCGGGCTGGCGCTTGTCGGGGCAATCAACGTCATCAAAAACAAATGAAACTCCTCCTCGCTATCGCCGCGCTCGCGCTCGTCTCCTGCGCTGATTACAATTTCCTCGGCACAATCAGTTTCCTCGATCCCGCGACCGGCGCAAAAGCGGGGATCAAGTTCACCCCCGGCAGCAAGCCGTCGAAATACATCAAGGCACCGATCGCAAACGCCGACGGCGACGTGATCGGATACGTTGATATCGTTACATCGAGCAAATGACAAAGGACGAAATCAAAGCATTGCAGATCAAAGTCGGCGCATCTCCAGATGGAATCTGGGGAGCGCTGTCGATCGCTGCCTGCAAGCAGCACCTCGAGCACCTCGAGCCGAAAATCAAACCGTGGCCAGCATCGACGCAGGAGGCACTGGAGGGATTTTACGGATCTGCCGGTGACGAGTCGGAACTGGTCAACCTCGATGTAAGCGACTGCAGCGTGCGCTATGAGGGGCAGCTCGTCCGCACGATCCGCTGCCACAACAAAGTCGCCGAGTCTCTCGGACGGATCATCGCGAAACTCTCCAACATCCCCCAGGGACGCGCCGCGCTCAAACAATACGCCGGAGTATTTAACAACCGACCGATGCGTGGCGGATCCCTGCCGAGCCTGCACGCACGCGGTGCCGCGATCGACCTCGATCCGGATCCGAACCGCAACAAGCAGGCGTGGCCGACATCGGCAACGATGCCGCTCGAGGTCATGGAGGTTTTCGCCGCCGAGGGCTGGGTCTGCGCCGGATCGGCATGGGGACGCGACGCAATGCACTTTCAAGCTACTAAATGAACATCCTTGCTGCCGATATAATCGAGATCCCAATCGGGTGGATCCTCTCCGGGATCGGAATCCTCTGCGCCACGATCGGGACGCTTGCGACGACGTTCTATCAGTTCATGCGGTCGCGGCTGGAGGCGCAGGACAAGATCCTCGCCATGCAGGAGTCGCAGATCGACTCCCTCAAGGCGGAGATCCTGAAGCTCTCCCAGGGCTGCGGCATGGAGACCTGCCGTTGGCAATTCGGTCGCCGACAGTAATCCGGTTCGCCGTCGGTTCTGACTGAGCGCATCCGTGATGGGTGCGCTTTCTGCATTTATTTTACGCCCGCAATCCCTTACGCTATAAGGGATTCTTGATTTATTTTCGCGGAGCATGAAAAAAGAGCTTTTCATTTACCTAGGCATTGCCTAGGTTCTTCCCATCGCCAACGCGACTTAACCAATTACAAACTAACCGACCATGAAAAACTACGAGGCAATCGCCAAAACCAATTCAGGAAACTACGTTTCCATCGCCACCTGCGAAGCACAATCCATCGAGGAAGCTCGCCGCATTCTTTCCATCTTTCTGTGGGCTACGTCCAGCGATGCAGAAGTCCGCGAGGTGCCTGCATAACTCTCCCACCCTCCTCGCGTTTTTCCTTGGTCGGTTGACCGAGGAGGGCGCGGGAGTTCGCCCGATGAATTACACACCAAGACCATGCCAAACGATAAATCACCGCCGAAGCAGGAAAACGTAGCCCAACAGGAGACTGGTGGGGATTGCGTCTCACGACTTGTTCTCTGCCTTCATTGTGTGCATTGGGGCGGGCATGTCAGAGCGGAATCGCTTGCCGAATACCCGCTTAGATCACCGGATGAAGAGTGGCGGGATGGTGTATGCGACAAGCTCAAACGCGAACTAGAAATCGACATCAACGCCGGATGGGAAGGCGGGTCTGTCGGGTATATCCGCACGACGGCTTCCTTCGGGTGCGCCTTCGGCGAAATTTCTTTGGATAACAACCCTAAAACACAATGCAAATGAGAATCATACCCGGACAAGACAAGTTCCTCCGCCTCCACATCGACGATCTAAGCCTCCCCATCAGGAGATCGAGCCGGTCGAATCGGATCAAATCCTCCCCAGCTTTCGAGCTGGACACGTCGCTCGCCTCGGTCATCGTG